CAACAGCACCTGCTGCTCCAGCAGGTACTAGAGTAACTTCGGGCGGCCCAACGCCAGACGAGCAAGCCAGATTGGCTCAACGTATTGCACAGGCCACAGCAAAACCAGTGGCAGAAATGTTGCGCATGGTTGAAACCAAAGAAGACGTTGCCAAGATCAAACAGTTTATTGACCGAACTTTTGTCAAGTACGGCGCTGTAACTGAAAGTGCTTTTGTTGTGCGCAACCGTCTGATTGAACACGTAACACAAGTTGGCGCACAACGCCGCAGAGAACATGCTCAAATGAGCTGATCAAACACCCTTAGGACCGGTACTTGTTACCGTAAGTGTGGGGTGGCTTCTACCCTGGGGAAACAATTCGCTACTGCGTACCCTAAAACGAGCAACCATACATTGACTTCTCCTTGAGTAACAGTTATAATAACTGACTACTTTAGGAGATTTCTATGACACAACAAAAAACATTCAACGGCGATCAAAAGATTAAACTGATTCAAATTATCAACGAGGGTATGCAAGTGACTCAAGAGATCGAAACACTCACTGGTGGTCTCAATGACACCATCAAAGCCATTGCAGAAGAACTTGAGATCAAGCCCGGTGTTTTGAAGAAAGCAATCAAGCTAGCACACAAAGCCGAATTTGGTAAAGCCAAACAGGATCACGAGTTGCTAGAAACTATTTTAGAGACTGTGGGCAAGACTTTATAATTGATGATTAATATTTTTCCAATTAAACAATTTCAGGGACAATACTGCTTGTCACCATTTGTCATGATTGAGGTCACACTCAACGGTGACGTAAGAATGTGTGGGTGCGGCGCCTGGATGCAGACTACAATTGGAAATTTAAAAAAAACTACATTAAAAGAAATGTTGACGTCTGATTTAGCTCAAAAAATTAGACAAAGTATTATTGATGGATCATATGTTTATTGCAATGAAAAGTTGTGTGGGGTAATTACCAACAACAGTTTAAACACAATTGACACAGTACCTCCAAACATAAAAGCACTGTTTAATGACGCATCAACATTTGAAATGCCGCACCATATCAGTTTCCAAGGAGACGAAACTTGTAATTTAAGTTGTCCTAGTTGCCGCACACACATTAAAAAAACCCCAGCAGAGCAACAGCAACAACAACTCCTTGTGGGAGAAATTGTGTGTAACAATTTGTTTTCTGAGGCAACTGATCAAAAAATAAAATTAGAAGTCAGTGGCACAGGAGAAGTTTTTGCTAGTCCTATGTTAATGACTTTTATAAATTCTATTGATCGTTCTAAGTTTCCCAATCTAGAATTAGACATCGGAACAAATGGATTGATGTGTGAACAGAACTGGCATCGTCTAGGAGATATGCAAGCATCTGTAAAAAAAATAACTGTAAGCATTGACGCCTCGCAAGCCAGCACATACGAAAAAATACGACGTGGCGGGAAGTGGCAACAACTGCTACAAGCAATGAAATTTTTACAGAATAAAAAACATCATCAAGGTATTACCTTGCATACTAGAATGATTGTACAACAACAAAATTATCGCGAAATTGAATCATTCTATCAAGTGTGCCAACAATTTGATGTGGATATAGTAGAATATTCAAGAATAACAAACTGGAGAACTTGGTCACACAAAGAATTTCAATTTCATGATGTGTTTAATCCTGAGCACCCTGAGTTTGAAACAGCACAACAAGAAATTTTCAAAGTCAAACAATTATCAGGCACATGGTTTGCGGGACTATAAATATGTACGAGTCGCTCACGATACGAGCATGAATCACGGCTTACCGGCCACAAACGGAGACTATGAGTTATATTGACGCACTATATGATCGTGAACACGATCGCATCCATGTTGTAGAACGCCGAGACGGCATTCGCAAATACCAAGAATACCCGGCCAATTATGTTTTCTACTACGACGACCCTCGTGGTAAGTTTCGTAACATCTACGGCAATCCAGTATCACGGTTTTCTACTCGCAACAACAAAGAGTTTCGTAAAGAAGTGCGAATACAGAGCAACAAACAACTTTACGAATCAGATATCAATCCTATTTTTCGTTGTTTGGAAGAAAACTACAAAAACATTGATGCTCCAGAACTGCACACAGCGTTTTTTGACATTGAAGTAGACTTTAATAAAGAGCGTGGCTTTAGTCCAGTTGAGGACCCGTTCAATCCTGTTACTGCTATCTCTGTTTATCTAGACTGGTTGGGCCAACTGGTTACACTAGCAGTTCCGCCCAAGCACCTGAGCTGGGACACAGCACATGATCTTGTTAAGGATTTTGAAAACACAATCTTGTTTGATAACGAAGCAGATATGTTTAAAACATTCCTTGACCTGATTGACGATGCTGATGTGCTAAGTGGCTGGAACTCAGAGGGCTATGATATTCCCTATACTGTAAACCGCATCACTAGAGTATTAAGCAAAGACGACACACGCAAGTTCTGTTTATGGGGACAATTGCCCAAGATGCGTATGTTTGAACGCTTTGGTAGCGAGCATCAAACATATGACTTGATTGGGCGGGTGCATATGGACTATATGCAACTGTATCGCAAGTACACATATGAAGAACGTCACTCATATAGTTTAGACGCTATTGCCGAGTATGAATTGGGTGAGCGTAAGACACAGTTTGAAGGCACACTTGACCAACTATACAATCAACACTTTAAAACGTTTATTGAATACAATAGGCAAGATACAATGTTGTTGCACAAACTGGATCGTAAGCTACAGTTCTTAAGTCTAGCATGCGAACTAGCACATGCCAATACTGTGTTGCTACAAACCACAATGGGTGCTGTGGCAGTGACTGAACAGGCCATCATCAACGAAGCACACGAACGTGGCATGGTTGTTCCTAATCGCAAGCAAAGACTTGATAGTGAGGATACCCAGGCGGCAGGTGCTTATGTTGCGTATCCAAAGAAAGGTGTACATGAGTGGATTGGATCAGTTGACATTAACTCACTATATCCGTCAGCTATTCGTGCGCTTAACATGGGTCCAGAAACTGTTGTAGGTCAGCTTCGCCCTATTATGACCAACAAGCTGATCAAAGATAACATGGCCAAGGGTGCTAGCTTTGCAGGCGCCTGGGAAGGTTTGTTTGCCAGTTTAGAATATACTGCGGTAATGGAACAGCAACGTGGCACAGAAATTACCATTGACTGGGAAAGTGGCGAGGAGTCAGTTTACTCAGCGTCTGAAATCTGGAGCATGATTTTTGACAGCAACCAACCTTGGATTCTTAGTGCTAATGGTACTATCATGAGCTTTGAGAAGAAAGGTATCATCCCCGGACTACTAGAGCGTTGGTACAGCGAACGCAAGGAACTGCAAGCCAAAAAGAAGGAAGCAAAAGATGCTAAGGAAATTGCATTCTGGGACAAGCGACAGTTGGTTAAGAAGATTAACCTCAACAGTTTGTACGGGGCTATTCTTAACCCGGGCTGTAGATTCTTTGACAAGCGTATTGGACAATCGACAACACTTACTGGTCGTTCAATTGCGAAACACATGGATGCTTATCTTAACGAACTCATTACAGGCGAGTATGATCATGTTGGAAAAGCAGTCATATATGGTGATACGGACTCATGTTATTTTAGCGCCTGGCCCGCTCTACAGAATGAAGTTAAAGACGGACGTATGGCGTGGTCAAAAGAGACTTGTATTCAGTTGTATGACAGCCTTGCTGACCAAGTAAACAATAGTTTTCCAGGGTTTATGGAACAAGCATTTCACTGCCCCAGAGACATGGGTTCACTAATCAAGTGCGGTCGCGAAACTGTTGCGGATCGTGGATTGTTTATCACAAAGAAACGTTATGCTGTTAATGCTATTGATATTGAAGGCAAACGACTGGACGTGGATGGCAAGATTGGCAAAACAAAAGCCACAGGCCTTGATTTAAAGCGCAGTGATACACCTAAAGTTATTCAAGACTTTTTGTTAGAAATTCTAAATAAACTACTTGCTGGTGCTGGCAAGGAAGAAATTGTAGAACGAATTCGAGAGTTCAAATATGAGTTCAAAGAACGTCCGGCATGGGAGAAAGGTAGTCCCAAGCGTGTTAACAATTTAACCAAGTATGGCGCTGCAGAAAAAGAACAAGGCAAAGCCAACATGCCCGGACACGTTAGAGCTGCAATGAACTGGAACAACATGCGTAGAATGAATGGTGACAATTACTCAATGGCAGTGGTTGACGGCATGAAAACTATTGTGTGCAAGCTCAAGACAAATGCGTTAGGGTGGACGAGCATTGGTTACCCCACAGACGAACAACGGTTGCCAAAATGGTTTACTGAACTTCCATTTGATGACAGTTTAATGGAAGCCACTGTTGTAGATCAAAAGGTCGACAACTTGTTAGGTGTGTTGGACTGGGACCTAGCTGGTGCTACCAACACTGAAAATACATTTACAAACTTATTCTCTTTCGAATGAAACTAAGCGAAATTGTTGCATACTTAAATTTGCTAGATCGGCACGACCCTGACATTGAGTGTCGCGATACCATGCGTCGATTTGAAGGTGTGTATCATGTAGTAAGAAATCACCCAATACAAATTGATACTTTTTCGGCCAAGTTAGGGGAAGTATACACCAACATTGAAAACAGTATGCGAGAGTTTACTAACAATGTTTTGTTGTTAAGACAACGGCTTGAGGCAGAACGTGATCAACTAGAACCTGAATATTTGCGTGAAAGTCGCAGATGGTTTGATCATGAACAACCGTTTGAAAACAACCACTACATTCTAAATAGACGGTTGGTAGCTGACGATGAAAGTAACATACTAATACGAAGTCATTTGCGTAATTACTCAGACTGGCGATTACCCGGTATGATCCTTAGGCCCGGTAAGGATACATTTATTGAAGACTTAGTACCATTGGATCCATTATACTTGGTTGACCATCATCAAGAGTTGCTGGACTTTAGTATTACAAATTTTAATCTTGAATACCAGCGTAGATTAAGACCTTATATCGTCGATGACCGAGGAACTGGTCCGATCATGAGCAAGTTACCTAACGATCAGTTTGGATTTGTATTTGCCTACAACTTTTTTAATTACAAGCCACTAGATTTAGTTTCTAAATATCTTGATGAGCTGTACCAAAAACTACGTCCAGGTGGCGTGGTGTTAATGACATTTAACAACTGCGACCGTGCCCAAGGCGCAGGACTAGCAGAGCGTAACTTCATGTGCTACACTCCGCGACGTTATATCCTAGCACATGCCGAAAGCCTTGGGTTTGACTGTATTTTTATGCACGACGGTCAAGGTGATTTAAGTTGGGTAGAATTCCGCAAACCTGGTAACATTACCAGTCTACGAGGCGGCCAAACATTGGCCAAAATTGTTGCATTACCCAGCTAAAACCTATATACTAACACATAAGGAGAACTTTAATGAGAGATTGTTTATTAGACTTGGTAGAACACACATTTGATCTTGGCTGTATTGATTTGGTCAAGATCACTGGAGACGCAGACTCTACACAAATCAGCGGCTTAGCCGAAGACTTGAGTGTTGTTGTTCAAGCTGAATACAAAAACCCAGTGGCTGACTTTGTTGGCACGTTTGGCATGCCTAATTTATCAAAGCTAAAAACTTTGTTGAACTTGCAGGCATATCGTGAAGATGCAAAACTTGCAATCACAAAAGGCAGTAGCGGAGAACCCGACGGCATTGCTTTTGAAAACAAAGATGGTGACTTCAAGAACAACTATCGTTTTATGGCTAGCCAGATTGTTACTGACAAGTTAAAAACTCCCAAGTTCAAAGGAGTAAACTGGCACATTGAATTTGAACCTAGCAACGCTAGCATTCAAAGATTAAAATGGCAAATGAGTGCCAACGCCGAAGAACCAAACTTCCAGGCCAAGACTGAGAATGGTGACTTGAAGTTTTACTTTGGTGACCACTCAACACACGCAGGTAACTTTGTTTTCCAAGCAGGTGTTAATGGTCAATTGAAACGTGCATGGTCTTGGCCCGCAAAGCAATTTGCCAGTATCATGGACTTGACTGGTGACAAGACTATTCGCATTAGTGATGACGGTGCTGCACAAATCACTGTTGACTCGGGCATGGCTGTTTACAACTATATCTTACCAGCACAAAGCAAGTGATGGATCAACATGACTTGACTGCAAGACAGAAGGACTACGCAGTCTTTCTGCCTGCTATTTCTAGCTTCTACAGCACATACATAGGCAAACAACGTTTTGATCCTTATGTAGACCCCGCACGAATGCCCAAGAATTTGCAGGACATGGAAATGATGAACTTTCTAAATCCACAGAACGGGCTGTTTCCATACAAGTGGGCATTGTATAGTGCTGGTCATGCAGACTTGGACTTGACCAAGCACAATCCCAAAGAGGATATGGTTCGTAATCGTGATCCTGGTTCTACCCTGTTGTGTGACTCTGGTGGATTCCAGATTGCTAAAGGTGTCTGGGACGGCGATTGGAAAGCCAACTCGGGTTGTCCTCGAGCACAAAAGAAACGTGAAGCAGTACTAAAGTGGCAAGACGGCATTGCCACATACGGCCTAACACTTGATATTCCTACATGGACCAGCAAGTGGCCAGGTAGTAGTGAAAAGACTGGTATCCGCAATTACCAAGATGCAGTTGATGCAACCATTTACAATAACGAATATTTTATCAAGCATCGCAAGGGCATCCACAATGGTGGCGCCAAGTTGCTAAACGTTTTGCAAGGTGCCAATCACGTTGAAGCAGATTCCTGGTATGAGCAAATGAAAAAGTACTGCGACCCAACTCAGTACGACAATCACTTTAATGGTTGGGGCATGGGTGGACAAAACATGTGTGACGTTCACTTGGTGTTGCGTAGAGTGGTCACACTAATTCATGATGGTTTACTAGAACAAGGCATTCATGACTGGATGCACTTTTTGGGCACAAGTAAACTTGAGTGGGCGTGTTTGTTAACTGACGTTCAACGTGCTGTTCGCAAGTATCATAACCCTAATTTTACAATTAGCTTCGATTGTGCCAGCCCTTTCCTGGCAATTGCTAACGGACAGTTGTATTACGAAAGTATCTATCCTGATGGTGACAAGTGGACATACCGCATGCAACCAACTGCGGATGATAAAAAGTATGCAACCGACACACGTGCCTTTAAAGATGCTGTGTTACAAGATGGTATCCATCCAGCATTTGTTGACAGCCCAATCAGTTCACGATTAACAATCAAGGAAGTTTGTATATACAAACCTGGTGACCTAAATAAGATTGGTAAAGAAGGCAAGACATCTTGGGATAGTTTCTCATACGCACTACTAATGGGTCACAATGTTTGGCAACATTTAAATGCTGTACAAGAAGCAAATGAGCTGTACGATCAGGGCCAGCGCCCTGGCATGTTAGCTGGTAAAATGCGCAAAGAGCATGATTTCCGAAATATTGTAGAAGACATTTTTTCCCAGAAGGATCGCCAAAAGAGCTTGGATAAAATTGAACACTATGCTAAAATACTAGACTTAATCATTGGCACACGTGGATTTACTGGCAAGAGACTTGTTAGCGCAAGACCAATGTTTGACAGTTTGTTTGACGTAGAAGAAGTAGTAGCAATAGACCCAGACGATCTGGATACCGATAAACTTGATGAACTAGAGGATAGTGTATGAATCGAAAAGGACACGAAAACGTTGACTTTTTTGTAGGCACTGAGGTAGAACGTACTCCCGCATTTGGTAAGAAAACACTATTTGTAGTGGGCTTACAGACAGTTAACGAGATTCAAGAATGGGTTGATGACTTTGCATCCTATCAAGATGCAA